TGACCCAATAAAACCAGACGACACCGACAGCGACACAATAAGAGAAAAAATAAACAACCGCTTTGATTCTACAATTCGCAGCCGTGTGAACTCACGTAATACGCCGATTATCATAGTCATGCAGCGACTACACCCGCAAGACTTAAGCGGCTACTTAATAGACGTCGAACCGGACGAGTGGACCGTGCTAAGTATGCCAGCAATCAAGCCAGACGGTGAAGCACTTTGGCCACATAAACACACAATTGAAGAACTAGAACACCTAAGAACGGTAAACCCTGCCGTATTCGCTTCGCAGTACATGCAGAACCCAGCACCGAAGGAAGGGCTTATGTTCGACCGTGACGAATTAAACTATTACGACCCTGCAGCCGTCAATCTTGAAAACCCTGAGGCAACCGTTGGATTTATTGACGTGGCCGACAAGGGTCAGGACTGGCACGCGCTACCAATTGGCAAGATAGTAGGCCAAAAAATATACGTGCCGGAAGTTCTTTTTACAAAGGAAGGGACCGACACCAACGTAGGCCTATCAATTGGAATAATGAACCGACACCGCCCCGAATTCGTTCAGGTCGAGGCCAACTTCGGGGGCGGAATGTATAACAACCTTTTGAACGTTAACCCGGACCCGCGAATTAATGGAGTCACTGCATTGGTGGACGTGATCGCTAAAGGAAACAAGCACGTTCGAATTCAAACAATGGCCGGGTTTATTAAAAAGTATTTTGTATTTGTCAATAATTTCGACAAATCAACCGAGTACGGCCAATTCATGCACAACCTGACCGAGTACAAAAAGACCGGAGGAAACAAGCACGACGACGCACCAGACGCAACACGCATTCGCCGAGCATTTGAATAAATAAATTTTAGTATATTAGCACCTTAACAAATCAACGAAATGGAAGCACCGCAACCCTCAAAAGTCGAAGTTTTAGAAGAATCGACAAGAACCGCAACCGAATTCATGGACTGCGAAGCATGCAAATACATTCAGACGCAGGACCAACAAACTTTTTTAGCAAAGTTAACCCCAAAGGAATACAAGGTAATCGCCGCCGCCTCACGTAGAAAGTGGCAAATTATTCCAGGGATGATGTACACTAGCCACCTTTTAAAGATCAACGGCAAGGAATACCGCAGCAATTTCCAGCGCAAAGTCTGGGAAATCTGCGTAAAATATAAAGTAATTTAAGAAGCCAAGGCGATTAATTGGTTAAATTGATCACTTAGAAAGGGGGCGAGTCATTCAGTGGCCGCCCCTTTTTTTGTTCTTTTTAAAAAGTTTTTTGCACTTTGTTGCAATTTATTAAAAGTTTTTGCGTATGTTTGTTTTAACAAATCAATAAAACAATAAAACGATGATCTGTAAAACAAATTTTAGAACAAGCGAAGGAATGAAATTCGAAGCGGGACAACCTTACGACATTTCCCCAATGATCGGAGAGCCAAGGCTAAAATTATTTAAAGTAGAGCACACCACAGGCGGTTCGTTCGTAACTACCGAGGCACATATTAACAAGTTTTTCACAGAAAAAAAATAACCATGAGCAGAATTTTAGAAACATACGCAAAGCAGTCGGGAGTTATAAACCGCGCAATTACTTCGAAATATAAGGAAGTAATTGAAGACGTTCGTTATTACGTAGCAGACGGTTGGGACCATGAAGAAGCGGTAATTCTTGCCATGCAGGAATGGGCTTGGAAGTTCGAAAGCGCTGAAGACAAGGAACTACTTAAAACGTGGTTCGATGGGTCATTCGGTAAATTCGCGGCGTAATGTTTAAAAGAATCTTTAAATTTTGGCGGTCAATTAATGGCCTTGTTTTCGGTGAAGCGCGAATGATAAGACACGCCAACCAATTGGCTGAAGCGGCAAAAAATAACAGCTTTGAAGGTCCAGCCATTTCGTTCATTCCTTGTCAAATAGGCGACCCGTACCCAGTCAAGTGGTTGAAGTTCAACGACAGGAAATTAAACGACCAAGTTAAGTTTATGAAGCAACTCGATAAGGTGACAACATACTGGAGCCAGAAAAATAACGCGCAAATTATGCTAATTCAATTCGGGACCGTAAACTACGACTTTGCAATTGGAAAAGGAACAATAAAAATAACCTATAAAATAAATTAAAAATGAGTTTGAACACTTGGTACACCGTAAAGGCAAAGTACACGAAACAATTAGACAATGGAGCGCTTAAACGTGTGACAGAACCGTACCTAGTTGCGGCCATGACATTCACAGACGCCGAGGCCAGGATCTACGAAGAACTAGGCCAGCTTATACGCGGCGAATTCAAAGTTGTAAACATAACGCCGATCGAGTTAAGCGATATTTTCGCATGGGGTGACTGCGGCGAATGGTTCCGGGCGAAGGTCCAATACGAAAGCGTTGACGCGGACACTGAGAAAACCCAGAAAGTTACGCAGTTGTTTCTTATTGAGGCCAGAAGTGTGAAGGAATCATACGAGAGGTTAAACGAATCGCTGAAGGGTCTGCTTGTCGATTATAGAATTGTCGAAGTAAAGGAGTCGCGAATAATTGACATTTTCCCATACAAGGAACCAAAATAATTAATATATTCGCAGCCTGACAAAGTAAAAAAACAGTTTAGGTTTATTCTGAGCGTCGCCTTAATCGGTGGCGCTTTTCTTTTATAGTTCGATTATTCCGGCAACTTCTTCAGCAGTATAAACCCCCGACTCAATTAAAACCTTCATAGCGTCCGCCTTCGTTTTTATAATGTTGGCTTCGCGTTCTTGATCTTCCTGCAATACTGGAACATGCGAAAAGTCAAGAATTAACTTTTGTCCCTTTTCCTCAAGTCCTAGCTTAGAAGTAAGCCCAGCAGCTAGGTCTTCGCCTTCTGGTATAATTGTGTCCTGGTATGCGGTTTTTTCACCTTCGCGGTAATTATCGAAAGTCGTGCCTTTACCTAAAGAAAAAAGCGCTTCGTTTAGTCCGTATGCGTCAATTATTGTTCTGGTGTTTTCGTCAACCTCTTCGAAAAGCATCATGTCCTTTGTAGGATATGACATAGGGTTCCATGCAAGCGAGGCGCTAGACATTATAATACGGCGCTGGCGGTCGTTAATTCCATAGTTGGCGCTGAATTGCTGCTCCAGGTTTTTACGTTCGCTTGATGTTAACGGCAAAGCCCCGGCCGTACTTTTAGAGTTGTTCGAAATCATACCAATGGCCCCCTTTTCGGTTATGATAACATTACGGAAACCATAGGCCCCGCGAATGTTGCTAATTGGCATTTTCAAAGCGTGAAAAGGTGAGGAACCAACAACAGGGTCGTCAACGTCCTGAATGTTTCGGTGTAGTATTTCCCTAGTTTCAAACGTTTCGTATTCCTGGCCGCCTTTAGGGTCAACAATTTTCATTTTATACCCACTTACTACGGCCTTTTCAGTTGTTTGTTGCCATATCTTACCAGTGCGCTCAACAATAACGTTTTTAGGCGCCAGGTTCCAAATTGCCCCAGGAATTTCGGAAAGTTCTGAGCCTTTCAAAATATAACTGAAGTGATTGCCGTATGTGCTTTTTTGAACGTCGAGTTGTTTAATCCATTCGGCACCCGTTTGGAATGGGTTTGGACGTTGTAAGAATTTGACAAGTTCACTGTTTTCAATAGGTTCGCCGTTCTGGTCCAAGTGTATAAATATGCCGTTGCTCAACATTTGAGCGCGGCGGTAGATCACAGAAAATAATTGCGGCGTGGTCCTTAAAATTTCGGATTCTTTGCCGTCAACGCTGATATATTGCGCCTGTTTCTTAAAGTTAAAATATTGCATGCCCAGCCCTGGGGTCATTGTGTAAGGGTCGTTATTACTTTTAAATAAGTTGAACATGTTACCGAAAAACCCGTCTTTTTGATACTCCATAGAACTGAAAATATTACTTTGATTTATAACAAAAATATGATTTTTTACAATAGTTTTATATTTTTGAAGGATAAAGCAATAAAATGAAGACAACAAAAACGAAAGCGGTTAAACCGGACGCGGCTATCATTGACAAGGCAAAAAAGAGCCGAGACAAAGTGATTAAGTCGAATAAAATTGTAATAAAATGAAGTGGGACACGGAAAATATGACGCTTGCGGAAATTGTCAAGAACAAAAAAAGCATTATAAAAACGAAGAAACAGACGCCAATTTATTCAGAATGTCAAATAAATAAGGCGGCAACACTTCAGACGAAAGGAATTGGAACCAAAGCTGCAGGCGAATCGGACGACCCGAACCGTTTAAAAGTTACAATTGTCGGAAATACGGCCCTTTGGTGTGATAGCCACATGGACGTCTTAGCAGTCGGGTCTTATTCAAAATCAGTAAACGAGCAGGGCGCTAATATTCCACATTTACGCGACCACATTCACACGCTTGAGGGTAAAATTGGTAAAACGCAAAAGGTTTACACCGAAATGATAGGCGTTGAAGATCTTGGCATCACCTCAGACGTTAAACAAACCGAAGTCTTATTGATGGACTCGGAAGTTGTAAAAGAATGGGCGCCAAAAATATTCCAGCTTTATAAGGACGAAGAGGTTAAGCAGCACAGCATCGGCCTGCAATATGTCCGCGTAATTTTATGCGCCAATAACCCAGAGTATAAAGACGAATTTGCAAACTGGGAAGAACATTATAGCAAAGTGATAAACAAGGAGAAAATCGACGAGCGCGGTTACTTCTGGTTCGTTACTGAAATAAAAATATTTGAAATCAGCGCCGTACTTTTCGGGTCCAATGAAATGACCCCAACCGTTAGCACTGAAAAAAATGAAGACCTTACTGCGCCGTCCGGTAAAAAGGACACCCAGGAAGAAGAAGAAAGCCCTGCGCCGTCCAGCGACACCCAGGCACTAAGAAGAAGAAAGCAATTATTAACTAACTAAATTCAAAAAAATGAAACGAATTTTATCGGTCATTGTGACCATTGCAATCCTTTCAGGCGCTTACGGTATGACGTCGGCACTGTTTGACATTTATGCACGCTTCAAAAATGTTTGGCAAATCGTTTGCCTTTGAAGCCATTGTAATTCCAGACTTTACCGAGAAGTCAAGCGAACAAGTTGACGCCATGAAACAGGCAGAATTTGACGCTTACCTTTCTGAAAAGTCAGCCTATCAAAAGGCGGTCCACATGAAGGAAATACAGGACCAAATTAGCGAGGCAATGAAAAACAACGAAGACGACGCAAGAATTAAGGCGTTAGAAACCAATTACAGCAAGTTAGTAAAAGAACACGACGCGCTATTATTGGAAACTAAAGCATTAAAAGAAGCGAAAGGAACGCCTGCGGTCGTAAAATCAGCGGTTGAAACTTTCATCGAGAGAGATCAAAAGGAAACGCTTGAGAACAAACGCCCAGGAATGGACCACGTTGCAATTAAGGCGGCTGCATTAATGACAACAGCAAACGTTATACCTAACGTAGCGGGTGGATTTAATCAGCTATTTGGTAACTACATCGACGCAACAATTTACGAAGCGCCGAAGCCAGAAAATTACATAATGCCATTAGTGAACGTAACAACTGCACCAGGAACGGAGAACATTTGGTATGTTGAGCGTGAGAACGAAGAAGGAAACGCGCAATTTATTGGCGAAGGTGATTTGAAGCCGTTGGCCGATGGTGAATGGATTGAAAAGAAAGCGGACGTTAAAGAAGTAGCGGAACGTTGGAAAATGTCAAACCGTTTAATTATGCACGCGCCATCAGTTGTTTCGAACTTCAGAACACACGCTAATGAATTAGTTGAGCAAGTAATTGACGACGGTGTTGCAGTTGGTGACGGTGTAGGTAACAACCTTAACGGTGTTGCAACTTTGGCTTCGCCTTTCATTGTTCCGCCAGCATTGGCAAACACTTACCAGGCTGCGAATATTTTCGACGCTATTATGGCAGTGGCTACGTATGTAAGATTGAACAACTACAAAGGGCAGTTAACTTGTGTTTTAAACACGGTTTATATGGCAACAATGGCTTCAATTAAGGACCAAAACGATAATTACATAATTCCTCCGTTCGTAACTAAAGACGGTAAGCAAGTTGGTGAAACTCGCATTGTCTTTACAAACAAATTGGACGCGGCTAAAATTATGCTGGGGGACCTTAAAAAGTTCAATGTTGTTATTTCTGAGGACGTTAAGTATTACGAAGGTTGGGAAAATGACGACTTCAGCAAAAACCTTTCTAGTAGAAAACTAGAAGCGTTCATGGGGACGTATTTGCCAGACAACAACGCCGGGGCAATTATTTACGACGACGTTGCGACAGTATTGGCGGCAATCGCTGCACCTTGATTTTAACTAATTAAGACAATACCAATAATTTATATTCACGCCTAAATAAAAACGACATGGCAGAAGAAAAAAAAGACGGGGCCAAAATGGACTCTAAGGAAATGCTTAAGAAAGCAGGAAAGTCAAACCGAAAAATTAAATTCGGTACACGTATGAAGTTGATTGTTATCAAAGACGGTAAATTTCACAAAAAGGGGCAAATTATCGAACCGCACACCGTTATGGGTGAGCAGTTGGTTTCTGATAAAATTGCCGCGTCTTACTCTGACGAGTTGCTAGAGAAGGTTCAGGGTGAACTTGAAGAAGCAGCGACAAAAGCAAAAAAATAAGCGTTTAAAATTTAGTATTATACAACTCAATGGCCAACTTGATTAAAATAGCAGACTTCGAAAGCGGACGCTTTAAAATACCGACCAATGAATGGACCGGGATAGACCTGGACCAGTATATGGACAAGTACGAAAGACACTATTTAATTAGGTTGTTAGGCGTTGAGTTGTATAATCTATTTGTTGCGGATTTAGACGGTAACGGCGAACCACAAGACCCTATTTATCAAGACATTTACAATTCGTTTGTATATGAAGATAATTGTAATAAGTGCGAGAGTGAGGGAATGAAGGAAATGCTTAAGGCGTTCGTTTATTTCCATTTTGTAAGGGACATATTTACAAGGGTTACAACGGTGGGGGTTTCAAGATCAAAGGGTGAAAACTCTGAAAATCTTGACAAGGTTGCAGCGGATTTAACAACTCGCTACAATCAAGGCGTTATGTCATTCGACTGTATTCAGAAGTATATTTGTAACAATTCAGCAACATACCCAACCTATAACGGCTGGCATGACGTTGAAAAAATTCTATTTATATAATGCAGACGTTTACCGAAATACTTCGCGAAATGATCGATAAAATTGACCGAACAATTACGGTCAATGATCAGACTGGGAATAAGGTCTACGTTTGTAAAACTTTGTATTTAAACAGCCAGCGTACAATTGAGGACTCGCAGGGGAATAAATACAGCGTTTCGGATTGGTCGAACGATGAATGGCTGGAGTTGGTGCCAATTGATGGTGCACCGGACCCGTTCAACGACACTGTAATAATCTGCCCGGAATTGACTTACTTGCACGGTACGCCGTCAGCAACAAACAGCGAATTCGAACAGATTCAAGTTAGAACAGAAAAGAAGGTGCCGCTTATTTGGTTATATGAGAACTACCAAGAGAAGCAACTTGGTCGGGGTTCATCGTTTGAACGCGAAATCCTGCCAAGAATTTTCTGCCTGGACTCAGCTAATACAGCAGCATGGACCACAGAGCAACACCATAAAAACAACGTTCAGCCAATGACAAACCTGGCCGACTTACTCGCTGACACACTCGACAAGGACAGACGT